GCGTTCTAATTGTCGATATGCCGAGCGAACAAACCCCCGCCGACAAATACCCGCAACCGTATTTCTATTGGTTGCCTATTGCATCCGTGATTGATTACAGAGCCAACCCGACGACGGGGGTAATGGATTATATCATATTTAGGCAAGACGGGGAACGTATCGCAGTAATTGACGACGAACGTTATAGAGTTTTCAGAGAGGACAAAAACCACAATATCGGCGAATTGCTGATTGATAACCCGCACGACGTCGGTTATTGTCCCGCCCGTTTCTTTTGGAATGAACCGTTGAGTTTATCGGAACCCGACGTTAAGCAATCCCCGCTAACCAAGCAATTGGAGGCGTTGGATTGGTTTTTGTTTTATCATATCAGTAAACGACATTTAGATTTATACGGAGCATATCCGATATATTCCGGTTACGAACAATCATGCGATTTCAGTAACGGCGAAAATGGCGATTATTGCGACGGTGGGTTTTTGAAAGACAAACAAGGGTTTTACAGATTGGACGCCGCCGGGCTTTTGATGCGTTGCCCCAAATGCGGGGATAGTCGTATTAACGGCGTCGGTTCGTTCGTTGAAATACCAATACCGGACGGGGATAAACAACCCGATTTGCGTAACCCGGTGCAAATGCTAACCGTTGACCGTGGGAGTTTGGATTATAACGTTGAGGAAGAAAACCGCCTAAAGAATGACATTATTACGTCGGTTGTTGGAACCAACGAGGAAATAACCACACGGGACGCATTGAACGAGCAACAAATACAAGCGAATTTTGAGAGCCAAAGCACGGTATTAAACCGAGTAAAGAAAGGATTTGAGGCGGCGCAACAATTCGTCGATGAAACCGTTTGCCGTTTGAGGTATGGCGGTTTGTTCGTTTCTGCAAAAGTCAATTACGGCACGGAGTTCTATTTATCCAACGCAACGGAGTTACGGGAACGTTACAAAGTGGCAAAGGAAAGCGGCGCAAGCGAGGCGGAATTAGACGCCCTACAAAACCAAATTATCGAAACGGAATATCGGAACAATCCAACCCAATTGCAACGTATGTTGACGTTGGCGGAATTGGAACCGTACCGACATTTAACCCGTAACGAGGTATTGGATTTGTACGGCAAACAGATTATCAGCGAAAACGATATGCGTATAAAGTTGAATTTTGCTAACTTTGTACGCAGATTTGAACGTGAATATTTGAATGTGTTAGAGTTCGGGTATAATATGCCGTTCAACTCTAAGATAAATTTTATAACAAATAAATTTAACGATTATGCGAGTGAAAGTAAGCGAGGGCAAAACTAAAGACGTTGCGATTATCGACGTTACGCCCGAAAATTACATTGTCCCCGACAATGAGAAACATTTGTATCATTGCGTTATCGAAATTAAGAAATTCGACAGCGAAACGGGCAAACGGTTGTCAATCCCCCGTATTCAGAAATTCGGCAAAAAAGGCTATGAAAACAGCATTGCCGAGCATTTGAAAAAGCAGGGTTACACGATTACCGTATTGCACGACCCCAACGAGTACATGAAAGCCAAAGCCGAGGCGGACGAAAAGGCAAAGGCAGAAAAAGCCAAAGCCGCCGAGGAAAAAGCCAAAGCCGATGCAAAGGCAAAGGCAGAAGCCGAGGCGAAAGCCAAAGCCGAGGAAAAAGCGGCGTTAAAGGCTGAAATTTTGGCGGAATTGAAAGCGGCGGGAGTTATCCCGGCGGAACCCGCCAAAGAAACCAAAGCCGATGCAAAGGCAAAGGCAGAAGCCGAGGACAAACCCGGAGCGAAAAAGTAACAGAGTATTAAACTATTAAAAATACGATTATGGCACAGATTGCACAGCAGGACAATTTGGTTATTGAAGTAACAACAACCGCCACCGCATTGGATAGCAACACAAAGAAAAAGTTGATTGAATGTATTGAGGGCGGAACAATTGCCGACGTCATTTTAGTAACAAAAGAGGTTGAAAAGAAAATCAGCCATGCACGTGTTGTTAGTTGGTTGGTTGACACAACCGGGGATTCGCCAAAATACACAATTGATATTATTAACGCAAGCAGCGGAGCAGTAGCAGCAATCGCACTTAATTAATTCAAAGGGAAAGAATTATGTTAACGAGAGAAATTTTAATTGCAAATGCGGCTTTGTCCGGTTTGACGGACGAACAAATTGCGGCAATTACAACATTGTCTGCCAACGACGAAAATAGCGTTATCGCCAAAAAGACGGGCGAAATTTACGGCGGATTGGATGCCGATATTTTGGCGGCGTCCGGTATCGCAAAGAACGGAACCGAAAAGACGTTTGATTACGCAAAACGTGTGGTCGCCGAGTTCAAAACCAAAGCGGAAAGCGCAAGCGCATTGCAAACCCAAATCGACAGTCTGACGAAAGAAAAGGCACGTTTGGAAAAGGCAATTGCCGACGGTGCGACCGATGCGGAAACGGCAAAGGCATTGAAACAGGCGAAAGCCGATTTAACGGCGGTAACAACGCAGTTTAACGACCTCAAAAGCAAGTACGATGAAGCCGAAAAGAAATTCCAAACGGAGTTGTTCGGCGTTCGTATCGAGGGCGCATTGCAGACCGCAACCGCCGGGTTGAAATTCAAACCGGGATTGCCCGAAAGCGCAACAAAGGTTTTGTTAGCGCAAGCAATCGACAAAATCAAGGGTATGAACCCCGAATATATCGACGACGGCAAAGGCGGCAAAATCATTGCTTTTAAGGACGAAAGCGGCGCAATTATGCGCAACCCGAACAATCAGTTGAACCCGTACACCCCCGGCGACCTTTTGACCCGTGAATTGGAAACAATGGGTATTTTGGATAAGGGACGCCAAGCGGCGGGCGGCGGAACCAATCCCCCGGCGGGCGGCGGTGCGGGCGGTAATGTTACCGTTGATATATCCGGCGCAAAAACGAGGGTTGAGGCATACGACGCAATCGCAAGCACTTTGCAACAACAAGGTTTGCAGATTGGAACGGCTGAATTTGACGCCGGAATGAAACAGGCATGGCAGGATAACAATATTGCCGCATTGCCGGAAAAGTAAAAGACAACACGGGTAAAGGGTAAACCCGCATTTATAAACAATTAAATTTTTAAACGTATGAGTTTAATAGCAACGAGAGTACAAAATTGGCGGATAGAGAACCCGGAGTTAGACCGTAATATGTTCCGCCCGTGTGAGTACGGCGCATTGGATTTCTTTATTGAGCAAACCAACGCCCCCAACTCAATCATTAGCCCTAATTTGAGAGATAGGGCGTTAGTAAGTATCGGCAACACGGTACAAGTTCCGGTTATCAATTATGACGAAAACGTACAAGTTAGCAACGTGCGTTCATGCGTTATTGCTGATAATGAAAATACGTCCGCATTGGTAACGCTTGTTTGGGCTACCTATTCAATCGGGTTTACGATGGTTCCGGCGGCGTATTCAAACAATGAAATTTCGTATCAACATGATTTCATGCGCAAAATGGAGAAAACAACCCGTGCGTTGGCGGATGCTTTGGATAAAGGAGCCGTTGCCGCATTGGAGGCGAACAAAACGCAGGTGTTCAAAACATTGCTCAATTACACGAAGACCGGAAACGCTATTCAAGTTCCAACCCAAATGGCAACCGAGATTTTGGGCGACATTAACCCAATCATGCGGGCGAATTGTTACCCGGAATATATCCACCTTATCGCAAATGCGGGGGTTGATAGCCTAATTCGCAAGTTGGCGCAACATGGCGTTTACAACGACGTTAATAAGCGCATGGAGTACGATAACAAGGTATTGCATTATACCAACAATGTAACCGATGAAGCGGGCAAAATGGGAACAATGTTTGCCGTTGCCGATGGAAACGTTGGTATCTTAACCCGTGTTGACCGTGAGGCATACCGCCGCACCCGTGCGAATTTCCACGAATGGGATATTGTACGTTTGCCGTACATTGATTTGCCCGTTGGTTCGCATTATTACACCGCCGTTGGCGACCAATCGTCGATTATGGGAGCCGCAACCGCTGATTTGACGTGTGCCGTTAAGGAGTATTTCGGATTTAGCGTTGATGTTGCCTACATGGTAGCATATAACAGCAACCCGGAAACCGTGGCAAATCCGATTATCAAAGTCGAGATTGCAGCACGCAACCCGAACGAACCGTTAGGCATGCCCGTATATGTAACCAACGCCGGGGAATTTCCCGCCGGGGGTGGTGCATAAGGGGGATTTTAATAACGATTTCTCAAAGGATTTCAAGTTTTAACCGAGGGGACGGGGTGGTTATCCCCGCCCCCCCTTTTTTTAATTAATGATATGGAAAGTTGGAAAGTAATATACGATTTCCCAAATTATGAAATAAGTAATTACGGAAACGTGCGTAATAATACAAAGATAATTAAATCCGTTCCCAATAAGCACGGGTATAATGTTGTAGTATTGTGCAATGGTACTCGTAAATCTGTTAATGTTCATAGATTAGTTGCGGCGGCTTTCATTCTGAACCCGGACAACAAACCATGTGTTGACCATATCGACGGTGACAAATCGAATAATAGGGCGGACAATTTGCGTTGGGTTACAACCAAAGAAAATTGTAATAATCCAATAACAAAATCACGCCTAAATAAAAAGATTGGCGAATATATGGTTGGGAGATTAGGCGGATTGCACCAACGAGCAAAACAAATTGCGATGTATTCCATTTGCGGAGATTTGATAAAAACATTCTTATCAGTAAAAGACGCACAACGGGAAACGGGTTTAAATGATAGTAATATTGTTAAATGCTGTAAGGGTATAAAAAAAACTTGCGGCGGTTATATTTGGGCTTATGTATAGGATTAAGGAAATACAAGATAAGTTATTGCACGTCGTCGGTTGGGAACAATCATATAATCCCGCCGAGGCAATCGCCGAGCAATTGACGGAAACCGAAAGCGGGTTATATTTTCAAGGGGCGCACCCGCTTGTAACGTTGGATAATATGGCGGCAATCGTCCCGGATAATTGGGGTTTTCAATACCCGGTTTGGAACGATACAAAGGAATGGAAAGCCGGAACCGTGGTACAATACGCCAACGATGCGGCGGGCAAACCTTTGTATTGGGTTGCTTTGGTTGATAACGTCGCCGAGGTTCCCGCCGAGGGTTCGACCTTTTGGGAGAAATACAACATATTATCCGACTATTTGGAACGTTTGACCCGCAACGGAATTTCCACGGCGGTACAAACATTTACCCAAATAAAGGGGTTGGATAAGGAAACAAAGAACCTATTGGAGCGTCGCACGTTCTTTGACGGTGCCGGACGTATCAGAGCAACCCAACCGAATAATCATAAGTTAGTAGGGTTTGAGATTATCCCGGTGCGGGCGATGGGAGTAACCGCACAAATACACCGTGTCGGCTTGCAAATGACGGGCGGAACCGGGGTTGTGAAATTGTATCTTTTCCATAGTTCGCAGATTGACCCGATAAAAACGTTTGATTTGAATTTTACGTTGACAAATGGCGGCTTTCAATGGTTTACATTGGAAGATTGTTTTTTGCCGTATATCAGCGACGCAAACAACGCCGGGGGTGCGTGGTTCCTTTGCTACAATCAAGACGATTTACCCGCCGGGATGCAAGCAATTAACGTGTCGAAAGATTGGAGCCGGGAACCGTGCGGAACGTGTACCGGGTACGGCAATATTGAGGCATGGCGGCAATTGACAAAGTATTTGCAAATTTCCCCGTTTATGTACAACGCCCCGGAAACATTCGCTGAATACCCGGAGTTGTGGGATATAGCATACACGATGTACACTAATACGCTAAATTACGGGTTGAATTGTGAAATTACCGTCGGTTGCGACCTAACCGATTTTATCGTTGAACAACGGGCGATATTCCAAACGGTAATACAACGCCAAGTTGCGGCAATCGCTTTGCGCACGTTGGCAATGAACCCCAACGTAAGGGTAAACCGGAACCAATCCAACGCCTCTAAAATGGAAATTTTGTACGAATTGGACGGGAACGTTGAGGGACGCCCCGGCGGTTTGGGTTATGACCTTAAAAAAGCGTTTGAGGCTTTGCGGTTAGATACGCAAGGAATTGACCGTATTTGTTTGAGTTGCAACAACCGGGGCGTTAAGTACCGGACAACGTAATTGCATTATGGCGGGGTTACAATCAATAATTGATTTGCGCAACCGGGTTAATACATTTAACGACGGGTTGACGTCCGGGTTGATTATACGGGACATAATCGACGACGGAATGACAACGGCGTTTATCATTGATGCCAACGCCGAGGAACAATTATTTGAACAAGGTATTAACCGATTGGGCGTTGACATTATGGATTATCGACCTTATACCCCGCTAACAATAGCCATAAAGGAGGAAAAGGGACAACCGACGAACCGGGTAACGTTACGGGATGAGGGCGATTTTGAAAGTAGTTTTTATTTGGAAGTCGGCGACAAACAATTTGAAATTAAGGCGTCGGATTTCAAAACGGAAGATTTGATTAAAAAGTACGGGCGGCAAATATTAGGGTTGACGAATGAAAACATTGCTAAACTGATTTGGCAATACGTTTACCCGGATTTGCTAACCAAAGCAAAAAAAACAATATACGGAAATGGATAAGTTGATATTGAACGCAAAACCACTATTAGGGTTTGATAAAGATTATAGGGTTACGGAAAACGGGGATATTATTTCAATGGATTACAGACGTACCGGAGTACCTAATAAATTAGCCCCACAACGTAACATATACGGTTATGCGATTATTAAACTTATGAAAGGCGGTAAAAGTATAACGTATAGAGTACATAGATTGGTTGCAATGGCATTTGTTCCCAACCCGGACAATTTACCACATATCAACCATAAGGACGAAAACAAGTTGAACAATAACCCAAATAATTTGGAGTGGTGCGATAATAGTTATAACAACAATTATGGCACACGTAACAAACGAATTGCAAAAGCAGTTACCAAAGTTTGGGAATTAAGAAAACAAGCGGTTTAATATGGAACGAATACCGATTATAAAGAACCCGGAGTTATTCGACCGGGTTATTGCCAATATTCAAAAGGGATTGGCGGACGGGTTGCCGTGGCTTAACTATTCCTTTGGACGTTCGGAACGGTTGGTTAAGTCCATACAGGGGAAACGATATTATACGCCCAATCTTTACGTCGGCGGCAACGAATATATGTTGATTGCCCCGGATAGTAATATAGGGAATTTTTCGTTTTTCGTGTTGGACGACCCGCAACAAATTGATTGGTTCCCCGGCGAACAAAACAAATATACAACGCCGTTTTCGGTTATCTTTTGGTTCGATATGCGGACGATAACCAACGACCCCAATAACCGGAATACGGAGGCGGTCAAACAACAAATTATGCGGGTATTGAACGGTGGTATTTGGTTACGTTCCGGTTCCATGAAAATAAACAGAGTGTACGCAAAGGCGGAAAACATATTTGCCGGGTTCACTTTGGACGAAATAGATAACCAATTTTTAATGCACCCGTTCGCCGGGTTCCGGTTTGCCGGGGAATTGGGAATTGATGAAACGTGTTTAACTGATTAAAACAAGTATATGAAAGCATTTTTATTTTATACGGTCGTGGTTGCTTTAGTTGCGGCATTCGGGTTAACCTTATTGCGCAAATGGGGCGTTATCGAATGGGTGCAAATCCACGGCAACGAGTTTTTCGCAAAGATGTTTAATTGTGATTTCTGTTTGTCCTTTTGGGCGGGGGTTGCTTTGGCAATCCTTTTGGCGTTTATAACCGGGAACCCGGCATTGTTGTTGGTTCCCTTTTGTTCAACCATGATAACACGTTATTTGCTATGAAAACGGTTAAGATAGGGGAATACACGGTTGAGATATACGACGCAATCGACGAATTGCCGATGTTGCGTTTTCATAAGTACAATAAAATGTTGTTGGTTGACGCCGGGATTGGTTCGGATTTACAGGATTTCGACACGCATATTGAAAAGGCAATGAGATACGCCCGGAGCAAAACCCCGGAATTGGCGGCAATCGAATTGGATAATATGCGGCAAAACGTGTATTTCATTCAATCCGGGTTAAGCCCGAAATGTTTAGCGTTTGCCGTGTTGGTTAAATCAATCGACGGAACCCCGTACAACGATTTATCCGATGACGGATTGCAAAAGGTCGTCGATATGTTCGGCGATGTTCCCGTTAAAGAGTTGACCGCCCAAATGGAAGCGGTCAAAAAAAAAATAGATGAAGAATTGCAAATGTATTTCCCCCGGTTGTTCGACGATGCGACGGTTAAAGAGTATTACGACGAATTGCGCAACCGCACAATGTTAATGTTGGATGCGATTATAAACGGCGATACAGAGGACAAACGGGCGGAAATTGATAAAATAACGACGATGTTGTTGTTGTACAATCGCCCGGTTGTTTTTAGTGGTTCCGATAACATGGAAATTCAGTACGATAAACAGTTTGAAAATATGTGTTTAACCATATCCCAACATTTACACGTACCGGAGCCAAAGAAATACACCGTTTTAGAGTATTACAACGCATTTGAGCGGATAAAGGAGTTGTTGAAACCAACCAAAAATAAAAACGGCGTCAAATAAGGCGATTTGCGGCGTTGTTTTTCTTTGGTTGATTAACTACATGGAAAAGAAAAGATAATTTAATACGGGGCAAATTGCCCGCAAATAACGTTAAGTATGGCAGATAATAACAACCCTATAAAATATAGCGACCTTGTAAGCCCGGACGATTCGATTACAAAGTTGATAAATCAGTTAGACCAACTTTCCGACACCTATATGAACACTCTAAAAAATATAAAGAGTGAGGCGATAACGGTTAAGGCTGCATTGGAGGGCGTAAGCGGGGCGACCGAAAACGGACGTAAGACAATCCGGGGGGCGTCGAACGATACCGACAAATTGACACGGGCGGCACGGGATTTGGCATTTGCGGAAAGTGAGAACGCAAAGCGATTGGCGGAATTGAAGCAAGCCCAAAAGGAGGCAAACGAGTTGAACAAATTAACGACCCGGTTAAATCAGTCCGCCGAGGGTTCATATAATCGTTTATCCGCTCAATACTCAATCAATAAAATATACCTCAATAACATGACGGTTGAGGAAAGAGAGGCGACCGAAGAGGGGCGCAAATTGGTTGCAGAAACAAAAGCGATTTACGAGGAAATGAAGCGGTTGCAGGAAGCGACCGGGAAAACGTCCCTAAACGTCGGTAACTATTCCGACGCCGCAAAAGGTTTGACGACCCAAATAGAGAACCAAACGAAGCAATTAGCATTGTTACGATTGGAGGGTAAGCAAGGAACCGCCGAATATCAGCAATTGAGCAAAGAAACCGCAATGTTACGAGATGCGGTTAAGGATGCGACCGATGAAATTACCCGCATGGCGTCCGATACGTCCAATTTGGATGCCGTATTAGGTTTGGCGGCTGGTGCGTCCGGTGGGTTCGCCGCATTTACCGGGGCAATGGAATTGTTCGGGGCGGAAAGTGAGGACGTACAAGAAGCGCAAAAGAAGTTACAGGCAGCAATAGCCATTACAACCGGGGTGCAAGCCATACAAAACGCAGTACAAAAACAATCCGCAATTATGTTGGGTATTTCCCGGCTACAAATGGCGGCATTGAGCAAAGCGCAAGTTTATAACCGCCTTGTTACCATGCAGGGAACAAAGGCAACATTGGCGGCTACAATTGCGCAAAAGGCTTTCAATCTGATTGCCGCCGCAAATCCGTATGTTCTTTTGGCGTTGGCATTGGTTACGGTTGTGGGGGCTTTAGTTCTGTTTGCATCTAATACCGATAAATCGGCAAAGAACCAACAAAAACTTAACGAGGCGCAAAAGGCGTGGTTGGATTATTTGGAAACCGAGGCAACCGAAATGAACCGGGTTAGCAACGAACGTGTCGCCCAATTGAACCGGGAATTAAACATTGCTAAAGCCCGTAACGCTTCATTGTCTGAAACCCGAAAGATTGAGGACGAAATATTAGCCGAGCGCACAAAGGCGCATAATAAAAGCGTTGGTTTTTACGGTCAAGAATTAAACGATTTGGAGGCAAACCGGGCAAAGTTGAAGCAATTAAACGATATGTTATTGCAGTTGAATAACGCCAAAGCCCGTGGGGATAAGAAAGTTTATATTGATGTTGATTTAGACGGTAAAATTGATAAAGTCAAGGTTGATGAAGCAATTGAAGCCGTACAGGGTCAAATAGATAATACCGGGCGGGCGGTTGACATTGCCGTTAATCTAAAAACCGAGGGGGCGGATTTGGACGCCGAAAGGAAAATACAAGCCGCCCAAAGAGCAAACGAAAACCGGAACGCCGCCAAAGCGGAAACGGATATATTGCGCAAAGCCGAGGACGCCCGGATTGCCTTAATTAAAAATTCATTCGACCAACAACGGGCGACCCGTCAAGCTGCCAACGCCCGTGCGATTGCCGATATACAATTGCAGTTGCGCACCGAGGCGAATTTGACAGCCAAAGCCCGCAAAGCATTAAACGACCAAATCGTTGCATTGCGGGAACAATTGGCAATCGAAATGGTCGATATTGCCAACCAACAACGGGCGGCGGAATTGGCGGCGGAACGCACCACACAGGACGCACGATTGGCGTTAATGGCAGAGGGGGCGGAAAAGCAACGGGAACAATTGCGGGTCGAATATGAAAGGCAAATACAGGATATTGCAACCCGGTTAGAAACCGAGCGGGGATTAACTGAAACACAAGTTGCCGAATTGCTTAACCAACAATTACTTTTGCAACAACAATACGCAAAGAGTTTGGGCGAATTGAACGACCAAATTACAATAGACCAAATGCAAGCCGCCGCCGACCGGACGCAATTACAATTAGACGCCGCCCGTGAGGGTTCGCAGGAGGAAATAAATTTGCGTATTCAGTTGTTACAGCAACAACGGGCAATCGAATTGGCACAAAATAGGCAATTAGCCGAGGACGTGCGCCAATCTGAGGCGGATATTAACGCCAAATATGATGCCGAAGTATTGAAGCAAACGACCGAGTTAAACCAACAACGGGCGTTAATGCTATTCGACCAAACACAAGCGTTGGAGGCGTCCGAGTTTGATTTAATTCGTAATTCCGAGGAACGCAAAACCCGGTTCCGGTTGGCACAAGAAAAGGCACGGTTGCAAAAGATTTTAGAGTTGAACAAAGCGGCGGGCGTTAAAATGACGGACGCCGAGGTTAAGACAATCGAAAATACCATTGCGAAAATCGACCAAGAAATTGAGAAAAGCAAAGGCGACGAACGGGGAAACGATATTTACGGGTTGTTTGGGCTGAATTTGGACGACGACCAAAAGGAGGCAATAAGTACGTCCGTTTCCTTTGCCATTGAGCAATTAAATAGTTTTTTGGATGCAAAGGTACAAGCCGCCGACGCCGCCGTTTCCGCCGCCGACAAAGAGGTTGACGCAAGCCAACGCCGATTAGATGCGGAATTAGAGGCACGGGCGAACGGTTACGCCAATAACGTTGCAATGGCGCAAAAAGAGTTAGATATGGCGAAAAAGAACCAAGAAAAAGCCCTAAAGGAGCAACAAAAGGCACAAAAGGCACAGGCGGCAATACAGACCATACAACAAATAGGAAACCTTGTAACGGCTTCTGCTTTGATTTGGTCGCAATTGGGATTCCCGTTTGCAATTCCTGCAATTGCCGTAATGTGGGGTTCGTTTGCAGCCTCAAAGATTAAGGCGGCGCAATTGGCTAAACAATCTAATGCAGGTCAAGGAACCGAAAGTTACGGCGATGGTACGGTTGAATTGTTGGCGGGCGGTTCCCACCAATCCGGGGACGACGTGGATTTAGGAACCAAACCGGATGGAACCCGGAGGCGTGCCGAGGGCGGGGAATTTTTCGCCGTTATCAATAAACGTAATTCCCGCCGTTTCCGTCGTTTAATCCCGGACGTAATAAATAGTTTGAACCGGGGAACATTCCCCCAAAAGTACCTTAATGCCTACAATACCGACGGCATTAATGTAACGGTTCAACAAAATAACGCACCGGATTTGCGGGATTTAAAAGACGATGTAAGGGAGATTAAGGAACAAAACCGCCGCCGTCGTTACGTCGATGGCAACGGCAATGTTATTGAGGTTTACAAGAATTTGACACGTAAAATTAAAAATTGATATGAACCCGATTTATAGACATTCATTTGTAAATGCGTTTTTAGCGAACGGGGCGATAAGTAACACAACCGGGAACATAAACGGGAATAATACAAATTTCTATTATACCCGTACTTTTGTCCCGGTTGGGAATGTGTACCCCCGCAAATTGTTTCAGAATTACACCCCGCAAGCCGGGGGCGCATTTTACGATAGCAATAAAAAGATTATCGGCGGTTGGGGAAGCCCGACCGCCACAAATACGGAATTTGACATACCAAGCAATGCCGCATATATCCGGTTTAATGTAAGCAAAGCGCAATACGCCAACGGGACGGCATGGTTGAGATTGGGAACGTTGGACGCCCCGAACGTCTTACAAGGTCAAACCGTGCATCCGATTTATAAGGACGATTTGGCAAAGGAGTACGAATTAGAAACCAACCAACGGTTTTATCGTGCCAAATTATCCGGCAAAATTACCTTTGTCCGGGATGATTACGACTATATAAACCGTCAATCGTTCGACAATGAATTTTTGTATTGCATTGAAAAGAGCGACGACGGCGGGCGTACATGGTTCCAATACTTTCAAGGCAAGTTTATGAAAACCGATTGCACGTTTACCGATTACGATAAAAAGGTTGTTGTACAACCGGACGCAATCGACGATTATAACGACGTGTTGGCGGGATTGGAAAAGGAATACAATTTAATAACGTTAGCCCCGACAATCCAACGGATAACGATAAACAAGCGTCCATTAATTCAAATATACGTTCCGGGGGATAGTGTTGTTTCTTGTTTTTTGGGCGGTACAAATTGGGAACAAGACGCAAACGCCACGACCGACCAAAACGCATTAGTACAAACCTATCATTTTGCTTTGTGCAATATATTGAAAGAAATACAAATTACGTCCAACGGTTCCCCGGCGGTAATATCCGGGCTTTATACCGGACGAATGGCAACGGGTGTAAGTGCGGACGCATTCGAGGGGAAATTATACCCGGAATTGAATGTTAATTATTATATCTATATTTCACAACAACGAATTGACGGCGTGCCGTTTGGGGTTGCATTGGTTGAGATACGCCGACGTTCGGACGACGTGGCAATGTTCCGTTATCAAAAGGTAACACAAGAACCGTTTGATACGTTGGAGTTTGATTTAACCGCCGTCGAGGGTTCCGGGGCAACCGGGACAATGCACGCCGATATGAAAAGTTACAATATATATGCCCGGTATTTGTGCGATGTGGAGAAAATCGACGACCTTAATACATATCCATTGCCCGCCGATGATATAGTTGATAATAACCGTAATTATAGGCGTGCGATTGGTTACGCAATCGACGTGGCGTTTATTTCAAACAACTTTTCAGATACCCCGACCGAGTGGGGATTAGCGGACAACGGAAAGTATTTTGCGCCACCTTATTCCATATACGGGCAAACGTTTTATCCAATTGCCCGGTCAACGTGGCGTTATGCGTCGTTATGGTTTGGGTTTTATTTGATGGATTGGATATTAGAGAAAAAAGCACGAAAAGCATATACTTTGCGGGATGCGTTCCCGGTTGCGTCTTGTATATCCGTTTTGCTCAATCAGATTGCACCGGGTATAACGCACGCAGCCACGGCAGAATACAGTCAATTTTTATACAGCGGTAACAACCCAATATCCGGGTTGAATTTCCGTTTGCTTGTATCACAGAAAACCAATATTATAAACGGGGAATATCAGCAACCCGCACAAAAAGCCCCGACGACCTTACAACAATTTACCAATATGTTACGGGATTGTTTTAAATGTTATTGGTTCATTGAGGACGGCAAATTTAAAATCGAACATATCCAATATTTCCGCAATGGCGGTTCCTATTCCGGCGGGGCTATATTAAGCCACGATTTGACAAAGGAATTGAATTTGCGCAACGGGAAACCGTGGGCGTTCAACACGTCGGAATATTCGTTTGATAAGGTCGATTTGCCGGAACGTTACCAATTTGAATGGATGGACGACGTTACGGCGGCATTTGAAGGGTTGCCGATACAAGTAATAAGCAAGTATGTAACGCCCGGAAAGGTTGAGGAAATTAATATATCAAACTTTACGTCCGATATTGATATGATGTTGTTAAACCCGGGCAATATGAGTTCGGAAGGGTTCGCCTTGTTTGCCGCCGTTCCGCCAACGTCCGGGTCGCAATGGATATTACCATTTACCCGCCAAACTATTAACGGGGTCGAATACTTTTTGCAAAACGGATATTTGGCGTTTATAAATCTGCAATCCCCGTATTGGTTATATGATTTACCCGCCCGTCGTGTATCAATAAACGGTTCCGAGGTTTACGCCAATGGCATTGAGAGAAAGAAGAAACAAACGTTTAGTTTTCCGGCAAATGACGACCCAAACCCGATGCAGCTAATAAAAACATATATCGGCAACGGTCAAGTTGAAAAACTTTCAGTAAATTTGTGTAGTAGAAATATAAAAGCAACGTTGAAATATGATACAGAATAACAATATAAGCGTTTTACCGTGGTACACGTCAATAAATGAACAGAACCACAGAAAAAGTTACGCATACGGAGCAATTTACCCATTATTTGCCCCGGCTGATAGATTGTTACCGTTTCAGATAATCAGAAACACACGGTCAAACAATGTTACGTCAGTGGTATTGTATGAAAAGACCGGAAAGCAAGTTGCAAACATAACAACGTACATGAAAGAAACCGGATTGCAGATTGTTCGGTTTCAAACGTTGGGTTATGATGTTATATTGTACCCGTCAATATTACCCATGCCATTAAATCAGTTGGACGGAATATATTATATGAAGTTGTCGGATGGCGTGCAAACGTGGTATTCTGAAATGTTCACGGTCGTACAAGATGTTTCCGGTTACTTAAAAATACAATGGTGGGATATAGAAAATTTGGTATTTGATGCCGGGCAAATAGTATATAAAAACCCGGATTTCAAAAATACGTTGTACCTTTGTACGGAGTTGGGAAAACCGGATTATGAATTTGAAGAAGATGGCGAAGAACGGGACGGATATTTTTTTCCGGAAAAACAAATATCAGTGAAAACGTTTAAATGTACGATATTGGCACCGGAGTACCTTTGCGACGTTATGCGTTTTATTCGTATGGCTGATTACATTCATATAACGGATAAATACGGCAGGGAATACGATTGCGACACGTTTTTAATTACTCCAAAATGGCAAACGCAGGGAGATTTGGCGAGCGTGGAAATTGAGTTTAAAACAAATACCGTCGTCAAGAAAATAGGACGTGGCTATATAATAGCAAACAAAGGAGATTTTAACGGCGATTTCAATAATGATTTTGACAACAATTAAATTATTAGATTATGGGAAATTACGATGAACTTAAACAAGCGATTTCCGATGTTATAAAAACAAACGGAAACCAAGAAATTACGGGGCAAATCATGCAAAACACGTTGCTTTCAATTATTAACATAGTTGGAGAAAACGCAACGTTTGCAGGTATAGCAACACCGAAAACAAATCCGGGTACGCCCGACCAAAACATTTTTTATATTGCGTCAGAAAATGGAATATATTCAAATTTCGATTCAATTGAGGTGAAAAATGAAGTTTCAGTGATAATAAACAAAAACGGGAATTGGAAAAAAATTGGTATGAATATTCCAACATTAGAAATGTTAGAAGATATTGAATTGTATGCAACACAGTTAGGCACATATAATTTTGTAAATCCATTTAATATAATTTCGGCAAATTGTAATATATTAAATGGTACAGTTAAAGAAAATTCAATATTTAATTACAATGGTAAAATGTATGAATTTTCCGGAAAAAATAATACAATAACAGATTGTAGAATTATAATGCAAAAGATTCCGCAAGATATTAGAGTTGGAAGTAAATTAAGAATTATTGCTGAAATATATGCTGAAAATATACCTAATAATTATTTTGTTGAATTTTCAACATTGACAGCAGATTCGCCAACCTCAAGAAAGAATATTAAAAAAATATATAACGGATATAGTGTATATGTTTCTAAAGACATAGAAGTTTCCCAAGAAATGATAGATGCAAATATAAATAGTTTTATATTGTTTTTACCTATTCAAACATTCGCATATCCCGGTAAAATAACAGTAGGTAGGGTTTATTTTGGATATGATTCAAGCGGAAGTATTTTGGGCGATTATAACACGCAAAAAAAAATAGAAGAAATTGAAAATGCAGAAATTGAAAATGCAAAAAAAATAAATATATTTAAAATAAACAATACAACTAATTTTATAGATTCATGTTTGGATTTCAACAGTGATAAAAAATCCGCAATATTGAATGGTAGTGTTATTGATAATACAATATTCAACTATCAAGGTAAAATGATAAAGTTTAGCGGTGGAGAACAATTAAAGGATTGTAGATTTTTTATACAATATTTGCCTGAATATGTAGAAATAGGGAAAAAAATTAAAATATTAGCAGAGGTTTATGTAGAAGGAACTACATACGCAAATTTACGTCCATTAATAGCGGGACAAGTAAAGGAAACAACAACATTAAAGCAAGGTTATAACATATATGAAGTAAGTGGAATTGATGTAAATGAGTCAATTAAAAATGTAAATGTAAATGCGTTAGGAGTTTTCATACCTTTGCAGTCCGGAAATTTATCTGTATATATAGGTAGGGTATATTTGGGATATGATAATTACGGTTCGATGTTTGGTGACGTAAATTTGTATAACAAATTAAAATCATTATACGATTTTAATATAATTGAAAAAATTAATTTTATTTACAATGCAAATTCGCCTACAATATTAGTTTCTCCAAACAATGATAGATATAAATTAGATATAACGGATGATGGCGTTATAAGTGCAAAAAAAATATCATTTAAAAAGCCACTATTTTTGGGTAATTCTTTTGTTTCTCATTCGCCAAATGAAAGTATTGGTTGGACGCCTACAAAAGCGTGGGGAATGGCGGCAGAAACAGAAGAAAAAGATTTTGTTCATAGTTTATTTAATAAAATAAAAATGATAGATAGTAATGCAGAAATAGCAGATATTATCAATATAGTTCCATTTGAGCAAAACCCCAACATGGATTTATCCGTGTATGATTATATTAACGCAATTGATTTTGACTGTATATTTTTGAAGATTGGAGAGAATGTTTCAAATTTTGAAAATCTTGATTTGAAAATAATAGATTTGTTTGATAATCATATATTACAAGAAAAGAAAAATATACCAATATTTGTTGCCTCAATGTTTTCAAGTCAGACAAAAACAAATAATGCGTATAAATACTCTATGATTCTTAAAAAAGTTTCAGATTATTATCATACTCCATTTTCATGGATTGATGTAAATACTGGTACAGCTACAAATATATATAATGCAGTTACAACACCAATACCACCAAAACCAGACGGAAGCCAATGGGATAAATCTCAAGTCCAAAAAAATGTATTGTATGGACATCCCGGTAATATAGGGCATGAATATATAGCTAATATGTTTTACGATTCAATGTGCATGTATTATAAATTGTATGGAAAGAATATTTAATTGGGAACAATGGCGTATAATCGCTATTTCCACGGTTAGCCCGTTATTTGGGTATGTAACCCCGACAAAAGGTTTTGTTTATGCGTTAGTAGTAATGTTTGCGTTCAATATTTGGGCGGGAATGAGGGCGGACGGCGTGGCGATTGTGCGATGCAAAAACTTTTCGTTCCGGAAGTTTAAAAACGCATTGTGCGAATTGCTTTTGTATCTGTTTATTGTGGAGGCGATTTTTATCATTATGAAAAATTGCGGCGACGACCAAGCGGCAATTGTCGTTGTTAAATCGCTTACTTATGTATTTATGTACGTGTATTTGCAAAATGCGTTCCGCAATCTGATTATTGCGTACCCCCGGAATTTGGCATTACGTATCATTTACCATGTTATCCGTTTGGAGTTTACAAGGGCTTTGCCGTCGAATTTGCAACCGATAATTGATAGATTGGAAAAAGAATTTGGGGACGACCCCGACAAAAACAATAAAAAGAAAGGAGAAAACGAAAATGAGTAAAGTTGTAATTCTTGACAACGGACACGGAAAAGAAACAGCCGGAAAACGTTCCCCCAAATGGGGGGACGGTTCCCAATTGTTTGAATGGGAGTTTAACCGTGACATTGTACGCCGTATTGCGGCGATGTTAAAAGCCGATGGCGTAAAGTTTGAAATTTTGGTACCGGAGGAAAACGACGTATCATTGCCGGAACGTTGCCGACGTGCAAACGTTATCCATGCAGATTGCGGCAACAACGCCGTTTTGTTTAGCGTTCACGGGAACGCCGGAGGCGGCACCGGGTGGGAATGTTATACAAGCGTAGGACAAACGAAAGCGGATGCAATCGCAACCGTTCTTTGTAAGGAGGCGGAAAAAGAGTTTGCCCCGGATGGTTGGAAAATGCGTTTTGATTATGTGGACGGCGACCCGGACAAAGAAAGCCAATTTTATATTCTGAAACATACTGTTTGCCCGGCGGTATTATCTGAAAATTTCTTTTTTGATAATGAAAAGGATTGCCGTTTTATGATGAGCGACGACGGAAAAGAAAGGATTGCAAAGGTACATTTTGAAGCAATAAAGAAAATTGTATGAAAAAGTATTTGATTTGGGCGGCAATTGCGATGGTAGTTGCCGCCGTTGCAACAATATGGGTGCAACGAACGAAAATTGAAAAATTGACGGACGAACGGAACAGATACCGGGGAAATACAGAAACATTGTTGCAGGACGTCGAAACGTACAAAACAAAGGATAGTTTGAACGCCGCAAAAGTTGGGGTTTTGGAACTGAAATTGTCAGAGTTTGAAAAATACCGGGCGAGCGATGCGGAGTTGATAAAGACGTTGCAGACAAAGAACCGGGAGTTGGAACGGGTTACAACAACCCAAATGGAAACAATCAACGAATTGCGGGCAACCGTCCGGGATAGTGTTGTATATTTGCCCGGCGACACGGTTACGACCGTTTTACGATGCGTCGATATTGTCGAACCGTATTTTGAGTTGCACGGATGCGCCACGCCGGACGGACAATTTACCGGGACGTATATAAACCGGGATAGTCTGTTAATAGCGGAAACGGTACAATATAAACGCTTTTGGGGGTTCCTTTGGAAAACAAAGAAGATAAAGAACCGGGAAATTGACGTTGTAAGCAAGAACCCAGCGACCCGAATATTGGGGGTTGAGTTCGTAACCATAGAAAAGTAATAAACCGGGGGTTGTAACAAGGCGTTGCAACCCCTTTTTTTTATTGAGCCATTTTTAGCCCGTTTCCGGGCATTTTATTTCAAAGTGGATAATTTACCCGTCCCGCTTGCAAAAGCCGCTTAAATCGAAAATTCCAAAAAAATAACTTCTTTGGAACCAAAAACAAAACTTTTTGCAGTTTAAGCCAAAAATAAAAGATAAAACCTTTGGTAATTAAAATAAAGGTTGTATATTTGCATCATCAAACAAGAACGACCGGGCGTTTTCCCGGAAAATAGAGAGCGAAACAATGAATACTCAAAGCATTTATAACGGATTAGATTACACAACAAAAGAGATTAACCGTACTTTCAAAATCAAAGTAAACGGATTGTTCAACGGCAAAAAGATTAACACGTTGGTTGGCGTTTCCGGTTTGATTAAGTTAGTAGGCGTTGAAATGGCGAACAAATTATTGCGCCGTGCTTTCCGTTGTGTCAAAGACGCCGAACATTGTAAGTTGCGCCGGGGTTTGAAAATATCCTTTTATTATTACTAATCCGACCGGGCGGGTTCCCGGAACCAAATAAATTTCAAATATGGAAACAAAGAAAAGAACACAGGCGACGGACATTGCCGTGATTGCAAACAAGTTAATCGGAAAAACATTTGCTTACAAAGGTATTGGCAATATGGTTTATATCGTAGTTGTTCAAGCATTGGAGCCGAAAGGCGAAAGATACGACGCCGATAGTTATATAGGCAAACAGACCCTTATATTTCCCAACGGGGAAAGTATGACGCAGGATTGGGCGTGTGTCCGGGGCGCATTTGAGCGTAAGAAACGCCGGGGCGAATTGAAAGTATTAAGATAATAACCCGCCGGGGGTTCGTCCCCCGGCACAATAACAAAGATTATGGCAAAGTATATTTTGAGCAAGAAAGCGAAAGGCAAAAAGTATCAGTACACTGTTACCGACGAAAAAGGCAACGTTGTTTCAACAAGAACGTCCGCCCGTGATTATGTGGCGTGTACCGCCAACGGCGAATTTTATTTTGGGCGGTTGGACTTAATCGGCAAAGGCGACCACGGCAAAGGGTTGAGCCGTACGACGGAAATATTGGCAAACCCCGAACGGGCGTATAAAAAGCAAGTCGCATACTTTGTACCGTCTTATCGGAAAGAATGGATTGCCGAGAACCCCGCCGACGAATGGATTGCCCGCAATGTTAATTTGGCGACCGAACGCCAAAAGGAATTAAACGCAATCGCATATTTACAGCCGGGGGAATAACCCCGGCTTTGCCTGTTATGGAAAGAAAATATATATATTCGGTGTCATTTGGTAAGGATAGTTTGGCAATGTTGTTAATGAGATATGGGAGCGATAAAAAGGAAATGCGATAATTGCGGCAAAGAGTACAACGCCGATACCCGCAATTTGCGCCGGGGTTGGGGGCGTTGTTGTTGTAAGAGTTGCGCCGCCCAATTGAGGGAAAATAAAAAGCCGGGATATAATCCGAAACGGGTTGCAATAAATAACGTCCGGCGTCAATGTTGGACGGATTGCCCGGAAACGGAACGTTACCCGTTTAGTTATGACGGGGCAGATTTCGACCAATGGGGAGATTGCGAATTTGGAATACATGATTAAAACGAGAATATGGAAAGCGTAATTATTGAGGAAATGCGGGCGTTCTTACGATTGGATTTGCCCGACAGACAAAGACAATATTTTACCGATACAATCGCCGTCGCAAAACGTGTTGAGGTCGTAAAAGCGGCGGACGTATTCGATGAATGGGAAATTGAATTGATACGCCGGACGGTTCGCCCGGTAGTCAAAGGGTGTTATAAAAATGCGCATTTGCTGACGTTGTTATTTCCCGACCGGGTGCAATACGTTGAGGGCAAAACGAACGTATTTATACCAATCGACCACGCATTTAACCGGGTCGGGAACAAATATATTGACATTACGTTTGAGTTCGCATTGGGGTTAGACCCAACGCAATACGAATATGTGGCGTTTGGGGAATACACGGCGGACGTTATACAAACCATTGTTGAGCAAACGGGGTATTATGGCGAAATATACCGTTATTGCTATTGTGCCGAACAAATGGCATTGGAAAAAATTAACCCCCGAACGTAACAGATACGCCGGGGGTCGGTACGCAGTAACCGAGAGCGATGTTTGAGGTTATGCGGTGCAACAAAATTAGTGTTTTTTATCTGTATTACAGCGTCCAACGTGAACAAATAAAATATTCAAAGGTTTTATTTTTGGTAATATAGATTTTATTTGTACTTTTGCAGAAACAAAAACCCACCGGGGGAGTACCCGGCAAAGATATGAGAATAAAAGAGAGCGATTTATTAAAACAATTGGCGACCGATAGCGGGAAAACAGCCAAACAAGTTTCCGAAATTGTCGTTTCGGAATTACTCAAAAACAAAGTTATTGAGGACACCCCGGAAAATTGGGGTGTTTCCGTTTTCGATGCAATAAACGAGGACGTAACCGAGGAACAAACCGCTAATTGTTATGCGGCAATTTCCGAGGCGTTGGGCGTGTATCTGAAACGGGTATATTTCATTGTCCCGGATTTGGATTTAATGGGTAACGACGATTGCCCGGAATGCGGCGGCGAAATGGAAGTTACCGACGGGGAATATAAACAGACCGGAGGCGACGGATATTTGACCCCGCCGGAATATACCGCAATTTGGGAGGAAATGACGTGTACGCATTGCGGACACAAAGAGAGCAACGAACCGAGTTATTAACAATAAAAGACTAAAGAAATGGCAGAAATGACGAAATTAAGAGTAAACGAGGCAATCGCACGGGCGCAAACCGCCGGAATTAAAGTTTATAAAAAAGAGGTTGCCGCCCGGTTATGGGAGGGACGCACCGAAAGCGCACAACAAGTTAATATGACTAACTTATGTAACGGAACGACTAAACAGATACGCCCGGAATGGGTCGTTATCATTTGCGAAATGTGTAATTGTACCCCTAATTATTTGTTTGGTTATGAAGAATAACGGGTTACAATGGTTTGAACGCATGGCGGACGTTATGTTTTCCGATAGGTTCCAAGCGAAAGCGATTATTGCGACATTTGGGACGTTGGGCGTTGTTTGTCTGATTGGCGCATTTTGGAACCCGTGGCAATTGATGTTTGCGGGTCTGTGTGCCGCAATGGTATTATGTGGATTTTCAGAATTAAAAAAGAGTAGAAAATGAGAGCGAACAAAAAGAAACCGGAAAACCCGGTACAAAAGACGGTTGAAAGTTTGGGAGCCGTTCCCGCCGACCAATTCCCGGAAATTACCGAGGAACAACAACAAATAATCCCACCGTTTGAAGCGGTCGAGGTTGAACAACCAACCGGAATATTTGAGATATTGCCGGGCATGACGGTTGAGGAAATGACGGCAATGTTTTTTGATGAAAAAACGTTGATTGAACCCCCGTATAAGGTTTGGCAATTGAATAGTAAGGGACACCGCTATTATTACCGATATGACGACAACGGGAACCCGGAGTTTTTCCCGTCGGTTACAACGATATTGTCCCAAACGTTACCCAAAGCCCCGCACTTAATACAATGGATTGCCAACAAAGGCATTGAGGAAGCGGAACGATACAAAGGCGAACGGGCGGCGTATGGTACGTTTATGCACGCCGCATTTGAGGAATTATTAATTAACCGGGCTTATGATTTGGACGGGTTAAAAGGCAAACTAAAAGAATATATTGAGGTTTACCGATTGCCGGACGATTTTATATATTATGCCGACGATTTGAAAAAGGACGTATTGGCGTTTGCTCAATTCGTATTGGATTATGATGTACGCCCGTTGGCGGTTGAAATTGCGTTGGTGCATCCGTATTACAAGTATGCCGGAATGATTGATTGCCCGTGTACCATGTTGGCAAAGATTGGCGGGGACGAACGTATTAACGCAATTGTCGATTTTAAGAGCGGACGCAAAGGGTTTTACGAGGAAAGCGAAATACAATTAGGAATGTACCGGGATATGTGGAACGTCAATTTTGAACAATTCCCCGTAACCCGTATTTTCAATTTCAGCCCGAAAGATTGGCGCAAACGTCCGTCGTATAATCTGAAAGAACAAACGGATAGCCCCAATATACGGAAAATCCCGTATCTATTGGAAATTGCGGCTATTGAGGACGAAAAGAAAGATAATACGTTTACGTCGGTTAATGGCATGGTATTGTTAGACAATGCCCCGGATTTAACGCAAAACGTAATATCCTTATCGTTGGCGGAATTGATTAAAACGAAAGCCCCAAAGGAGGCGACCCCGGACGAAAACACGGACGCCGCCGAGAAAGTCAAGACAGATGGTACGAATATAAAAACAATCAGTTGTGAAATTTTTATAGATAAAATTAACAATGCTGATGATAATTATTCTTTGTATCATACCACAGATATTGCACAAACATACGGCGTTAATTTGATTGATGAGGGATTAGATTTAGACCAACACCGTTGGTATAGTATAGCAACAAACATTTATAAATGTTCTGATGGGTATGTAAAAGTAAAAGGAGCATTTCAAAATTTTTCGGAAATGCAAATGTGGTCTGATATTGATGTACATTCAGAGGCGGAAAAATTGCAAGGTGATGAATTACGAGCATTTGAATTGAGAATGAAAGCGTATGCGATTGAAAAAGGATTAAAACAAAAAACAGAATTGGAAAAGGAACTAAAGAAAACAACCATTGTTAAACGTGCGCCCAAAAAGGCAAAGGAGGCGGAAAAGAAAGCCACCACGGACAAAACGACCGCAAAGCGGGGTAATACCACGGAAAAGAAAGCAAAGCCCGCAAACGAGCCTAAAAAGCCCAAAAATGAGAGTAGGAAAAAGATGTTGAACGACGACCCCGAAATTTGAGATATGAAAAAGATTAAAATAATTACAAATTCGGACGAATTGGAACAATTCGTTAATAGAACGGATATAGAGGTTATCCAAATGGATATAAAAGCAGTTGAGCAAAATTGTTTTGCGCAACAATGGTTTATTGCAGTAATATTTTATAAAGAGTTATGAAAGGTAGAATAAAACGACCGGAGGCGCAACAATCCCGTTTGATATTGCCCCGTGTCGGTCAAATAAAAATCGGAATGAAAAACGCAAACGGTTATCCGCAAAGCGTTGATTACTTCATACCAACGGGAAAATATGCCGGGTTATTTGCGCAAGCATACGGCGAAAAGCCGCAAACAATACAAATTGTTTTCCCGGACGACGACCCGGCGAAAGTATGCAATGAGCGTTACGAATACCGGGACGACGACGGGCGATTGATTGCGGCGGGCGATGGCGATACGTTCCAAGTATGGGACGGAAAGAAATACGAAACGTTGACAACGGAGAAATACCCAAATTTAATGCAGTCGATAACGAAGCGTTACCCGAACAAAAAGAGCCGCCAACCCGATTGCGACGGTTGGGAGGTTACATTAACGCTAAACTTTATTGTTCCGTTGGTTCGTGGGGTTGCCGGGGTTTGGCAATTCGCCACAAAAGGCACGGCGTCCACAATTCCGCAAATTCGGGAAACGTTCGACGGTATGTTAGCGGAACGGGGATTTTGCAAAGGCATTATCTTTGATTTGAATGTACAATTTGCGACAACGCAAAAGCCGGGCGACCGTTCCCGTTTCCCCGTTGTGTCGTTGGTTCCCAATGAGAGTGCCGACAATGTTTTGAAAGTACGTAAGGCGTGGGAACCTGTAAAGCAATTGGATAATGAATAAAAAATGCTATATTTGCGTCGATAAAACAAACGACTACCACCGTTTGCAAAGTATTGCTAATTTATTTAGCGTAAAGCCCGTTTTCCGGTGTGTGGTAGCCCGGATTGCGGGCTTTTATATTTTAATTATGGATTTTATTATAAAAAACAAATGGATTAACGAATTGCATTTGAAAGGTAATAAGTTAATGTTGTATGCAATGATACACGCCTATTGTGTTAGATATGGCGAGTATTCAAAGGGTATTTTGTATTTATCCAAATGTTTAGGGATAAACAAAAGCACTGTAATTGATTGCCTTAAATGGTTATGCGAAAAAGGATTATTAATAAAATCAGTTCAGCCCGTAGCAGAACCGGATGTTTATAAAATATCAATATTATGAAATACACGATATTAATAAACCAATATGCCGCCGTTAATAGCGGTTTAGATTTAGATTTAATAGATTTGGCGATTTTTGATTTTATAAAAGATTTCGCCAATTGTGCAAGTTGCGTTAAGATGCACACCCCGGAGGGAATATATTTTTGGATTTCCCACAAGTTAATATTAGAAGCAATGCCGTTATTGAATATAAAGACAAGTCAAGGCATGATAAAGCGTATTGATAATTTGATTAAAGCCGGAATTTTACAAAAACATCCTAATTGCGAATTGTATAACAAAACTCTGTATTGTTTTGGTGAAAATTACGAGTTACTAACATTTACCGAAAAGGCAGCAAGGATATTAACCGGAGTTGATACCCCTAAACAAAAGTTGATGCCCCCCATAAACGAAAGTTTAGGGGTACCCATAAACGAAAGTTTAGGGTATAATAGTAATAATATAGATAATACAATAAATGATAATGAGAATACCCCCAACAACAATGTTGTCGGGGAATTATTCCCGGAAGAACAAAAGGTTGAGGAACCAAAGGAGAAAAAAACGTTATTCCGTAATTCCGACGTTTACAAAATGGTTAAATTTGAAAACGGCGTTGGCGTGGATTATTCAGAGTTTGAAAGTAAGTTTGCGACACCGGAATTTGAAAAGGTCGATTTGGTTTATTACTTTCATTCGGTTAGCGATTGGAGCGACCAAAAGAATATGAAGCGCACTAAAAACGGTTGGTTGGCGACCGTCCGCAATTTCATACGGGGGGACGTCGAAAAGAAAAAGTTGCATTTGAAACCCGAATACAAAGCCCCAACGCAAAGATTGAACGTTGCCGGGGCTATTGAGTATTTGAAAGATGATTATTAACAATGGAAGCATTACCCGAAAAGACAAACAGATTGCCACAAACGTTGCCCGAAAAACGACAATCCGCCGCCGTTTTGCTTTATAGCGGAACGGCAAAAGCAATTGACGTTCGCCGGGCGATGGTTGAGTTACCGGAGGTTGCCAAAGCATTAACCCCGGTCGAAAAATATATTTTCGTGGCGTCCACAAAAAAACAGATTGCCGAGATTGACGACGAAACGTTGATTGCCAAAACCGGGCAAATGTTCCGGTTTATCGCAATGGACGTGGGGTTTATCATTCCCACGGAAAACCGGGACGATTGGACGTATATTTGTACCCGGTTGTTGGATTTGCTCAAACGCTATTATTCGCAATTAACATTATCCGAGGTTAAATTAGCGTTTGAATTGCTGATTACCGGGGAATTAGACGACTATTTGCCAAAGGATAGGGACGGCAACGCCGAACGGAAACATTACCAACAATTCAACGCCGATTATTTCGCAAAGGTATTGAACGCATATTGCCGGAAACAAAACCAAGTTATCGGCAAAGCATATACAGCGTTGCCGGAACCGAAAAAGGGGTTAAGCCCGGAGCAAATCCGGTATTATCGCAATCAATCGGTTATGACTTGTTTAATGTGTTTTATGCGCTATAAATATACCGGGCGTTTAGTGTTTGGATTAACCGACGAAATGTTTGTTTATAATTGGTTGTTGGGCGTTGGGTTAGCGGATGAAGTGAAAGAAACCGAGGACGACCGGAAAGAAGCGTATAACAGATTTTTAGCCCGTGCCGCCCGTGGGTTCGTTAATGAATTTACGGTTTACCACGTTCGGAAACAAGGAACCCAAAGCCCGGAAATTGATTATACAGCCTTTGAGGTTGCCCGGCGTAAAGAGATTAAACGGACGTTCGACCGAATGATTAAGGACGAAATTTATATTTACCATTATTTGAAATTTGAAAAATGAAAATAGATTGTATTATAGGCATAGACCCCGGAAGCAATGGGGGGATTGTGGTTTGGCGACCCAACCACAACGCAACGGCAATTAAGATGCCTAAAGACATTAACGAGATACGGGATTTTCTGAACTATTACAAAGAGATTTGCATACCGATTATCTTTTTGGAAAAATTGAGTGTTCGCCCGGACGACGTAACGGTTGGCGATACCGGGGCAAACATGGGTAAATTGTACCGCATACAAAAGATGTTGCAAAACTTTGAGCATTTGAAAGCTATTATAACCGTCGCCGAAATACCGTTTGTTTTGGTTAATGCGATGAAGTGGCAAAACGACCTTAAATTGCGTATTAAGGTAAAAGGGAAAAAGGAGGAAAAGGCAGACCGCAAACGACGGTTCCGGGATATTGCCGGGAAATTATACCCGGAGATTACCCCGGCGTTATGGAATGCGGACGCAACGTTAATAATGCACTTTGGACGGTTCATTTTACAGAATAACCCCCGTTGGGTTTTGGAAAATTTGCCCCAACAAATGCACAACCGTTTATTTTAAGCCCGTAGGGGCGTTTAATTATTCAAATGGTTACTTGTATGGCAGACGAAACAAAAGCCCCGCAAATCGAAAATCCCGAAAAAATAACGGCAAAAGATTTAGCGGAAATGGTAAAACAGATGCGGCACAACCAACGACGTTGCCAACGGAACCCAACCCCGGAGAAATTGGCGACGTTGGAAAGTTGGGAACGCAAAGTTGATGCGGTCGTTGCTATATTGACCGATACACAAATGAAATTGTTTTGATATGGACGAAATGGATTATATCTATTTAGGCGACCGATTGACCCGCCCGGAATTGCGACGTATGCCGTGCCGGGCGGTTCGTCGTTCTGATGGAAAATGTATAAGAGGACGCAACGGCAATATGTTAGTTGAGTTTGACGGCGTGGGTAAATGCGTTATTTTGGGGCGATTATTGCGGAAAATAAAAAAATAGCCGAAAATAAAAGATAAAAGTTTTGGTATATCCATTATTTTACATATATTTGCGGCATGAAAAAAGGTAAATACTTAATAGAATATGATTGTTACGTTGCTGAAAATGGCAATATAACGCAAAATGATAAGGAAATAAAGCCTTATTTGAACGGTGGCTATATGACTGTAAAATTAAAAATCAATGGTTTAAAAGTTATGCGGGTTCATAGATTGGTTGCTTTGGCGTTCATTCCCAACCCGGACAATAAACCATGTGTTGACCATATCGACGGGAATAAATTAAATAATCATGTTAATAATTTACGTTGGTGTACTATTGGCGAGAACCTAAAATTTGAGAACGTTAAACGTGTATCAAAATTATATCCCGTTAAACGTATTGATAAATTAGGTAATATTGTATGTTTTGATAATATTTTAGATGCGTGTGTTTTTCCTTGGCAAAAGTATGTAATATTACAGGTATGTAACGGGAAAAGAAAAACATACAACGGTTATAAATGGGAACATAACGACCCGGCGATTTCCGGGAAATAAATAAATTTAAAGAGCGATGTATATTAAGAAATTGGAATTGTTGAATTTTCAAGTTATCAAAGAGTTCAACGCAGATTTTGAGGGTAATGTATATTTCATTACCGGGGACAATGAGTTAGGCAAATCAACCCTTTTAAAAGCAATCGGCGCAATGTTGACCGGGAACCGGGACGCCGTGTTGAAAAATGGAGAGGACAAAGGGTTTGCAAAAATGGTTGTAGGTAACGACGGCGAAAATTACGAGGTCGAATTAAAGTTTACCAAAGCCAACCCCCGTGGGACGTTATCCATTAAATCCCAAACAACCGGGATGCGTTCGGATAACGTTTCTATGTTGCAAAAGATTTTCGGCTACCAAGACTTTGACGCCGTGGAGTTTTCCCGTTGGAGCGAAACCGCCGAGGGACGCCGCAAACAAATTGAGGTTGTAAAGGCTTTGTTGCCGGAAAAAGTGCGCACCCGTATTGCAGAAATTGACGCCGAGGTTACGACCGTTAAGGACAAAAGAAAAGACGCCAACGCCGAGGTTAAGACGTACACAACCATTTGCGCCAACGCCGAAAAGCAATTGAAGCCCGGCGACGTCAAAACGTATGCCGAGAAAAAGGATATTACGGCGTTGATGGAAGAGCAAAACGAAAATGCCCGGTTGATTGAGAAAGCGAAAACGGTACGCCAAGCCCGGCAACAAAGGATTGAACAATTGGAGGCAATCCCCGGACGAATTAAAGAGGCGGAAGAAACCCGAAAAAGTAATATTAAGGCAATCGACGACAAATTAGCCGCCGAGGAAAAAGAAGTTGCCCGGATAATTGCCGAGGCAAACGCCCGGTTGGAAAAAGCCAAAGAAGATGCGAAAGCCAACAAAAAAGCCATTGAAAACGATTATAAGGAAACGTTGCAAGTTATCGTAAACGACAAATCCGAGTTTGTGAAACGCAAAGCGAATGCCGACAAATGGTTAGAGGAATACGAAGCCAATAACCCGGAACAATTAGATACGGCGGAACAACTGAAAAAAGCCGAGGAACACAACCGTATCAATGCGTTGGTTGTGGATTACATGGCAAAGAAGAAACAAAAGGAAGCCGCCGAGAAAACCGCCCGCACGTTTGAGGACAAATTAGGCGCATTGGCAAAGGAACGGGAAACACTTATTGCAACGTCCAAATTACCGATTGCCGGGCTTTCGTTCACGGACGACGGGTTAGAATTAAACGGCGTGCCGTTCGTTGCCGGGAAAGTGTCAGATAGTCAAATCATGGAGGTTGCCGCAAAACTGATTATTGCAAGCAATCCGACGGTTAAGGTATTCCGTATTGCGAGGGGCGAAAGTTTAGGCGAAAAGCGTTTGCAAGCAATCATTGACATTGCTAAACAAAACGGTTTTCAAGGGTTCATTGAGGAAGTGAAGCGAGGACAAACCGATTTAGTTGTTGAGGAATACACAGAAAACGAATAATAACCGGGGGCGGGCTTTCCGTCCCCTTAAAATCTAAAACAATGGCATATACATTGAACGATAATTTGAAACGTTGGGCGGAACAATACGAAACCGCCGAGTTTATCCAATCCGACCCGGTGCAAATCCCGCACCGTTACGATAGCCGGGTAAATATTGAGATTAGCGCATTTGTTACGGCGTGGATTGCGTGGGGTTCCCGCAAACAGATAATCCAAAAGGCGGATTTTATCGACCGGGAAATTTTCAAGGGTGCGCCGTATCATTACATTGTTGGAACCGATACGCAGGGAGCCGCCCCGGAATGGAAGCAATACAAAGGCAGTAAAGAGAATTTTTATAGAACGTTTACATACGCCGATTTTCACGACCTTTGCGCCCGCTTGTTTGACGTATATAGTAAGTTTGAGAACATGGAAAAGGCATTGCAAGCGCAACCGGGCGGGCGTCCGTTGGAACAATTGCAACGTCTTTTCGGCGATGTTAAGGGCGTGCCGGATATGGAAACGAAAAGCGGTTGCAAACGCTTATGTATGTTTTTGCGTTGGATGTGCCGCCACGGTTCCCCGGTTGACTTTGGATTGTGGACGATTTGCGACCCCCATAATTTAATCATTCCATTAGATACCCACGTACATAAACAGGCATTGCGGTTGGGGCTTGTAAAACGTCGGACGCCGGATTTGCAAACAGCCATTGAGATAACCGACCGTTTCGCCGAGATATTCCCGGACGACCCAACAAAGGGGGATTTTGCGTTGTTCGGCTATGGAGTGAATAACGGTAAGGTTGCACCCGTTACGACGGAACCGGAGCCGGAAAAAGAGCAACCAACCGCCGTGGCTGATTTGTCAATTGCCGACGTTCTGAAAATGCGGTTGTTTTATGACAACGCCGCCGCCGAGGTTCGGGAAATATGGGAAAGTCGGGAAAAAGCCCGCAAAGCATTGAAAGCAACCGAGCGTTTGAAAGCGCACCCAATCGACGGGTTGCACAATGCCGGATTGTTGGAGCCGGGCGAATTTGTTGTTGCATTTGCAAAAGTATTGGATAAGCGGGAAACGAAGTTATCACGGGCGGAACGGGACGTTATCCATACAATCGGAATGACAGCGTTTAATAAGACAATGAAAAAATTAATAGCCGATGAAAAAGCGAGAAATAACAGCAACGGGGACAATAAACAATAACGGCGGGTTGGCAATGTACATGGGGGAATTAAACGAGTTTTTCAAGGGTTGGAAAGGTTCCCGCATTATTGCCCGGTTTATTGTAGCGTCCCCCGGTTCGTCCGAGGCTTTGAAAGGGTATTATTTCAACTATGTTGTACCGACGTTTAAGCACGCAATTTGGGAGGCGGGCGAACGTCTTACAGAGGAACAAACCGAACGACGTTTGAGGGAATTTTCCCCTATTATGTACGTTGAACGGGTCAACGAGGAAACGGGGGTATATTCCCACGATTTGCGCACCGTGGCGGATTTGTCGAACGCTGAGTTAATCGAACATATCGAAACGCTCAAACAGATAGCCGCCGAGGAATACAATACATTTATTGACGACCCCCGAACGTTGTAGGTATGTTTTGCAAGTGTAACGGAAAGCGGAAAAATTACCCGTTGGCGGGTTGGCGGATTATCCGCCACGAATACACGCCAAAGCATTACAGCCGGATAAAGTGTTTGCGGTGCGGGTGCGTTTGGATTACACGGGCAAAATATGTTGAACAAACCCCCAACGAGGACGGGCAAAAAAGACTTTTTTAGTATGGAATTAAACGACAAATCCCCGATGCCGCAAGGTAAATTTAAGGGGCAACCGATGGAAAACGTACCGTATTGGCATTTGCTTTGGTTGGACGGAAAACCGTTTTGTAACCGGGACGTCCAAAAGTATATAGACGAAAACCGGGACGTTTTGGAATTGGAAAAAAAGCGGGATAAATACCGCAATGAGAGCGAAAACAGTAATTAACGATTTAATATTTAAGGTTATGCAAAAATTTGATTTGAAAGATGTTTGTTTCTTTGATTGTGAAACAACCGGGGTTCCGGCAAAGGGTTTGAAATGGGATGCGGATTTTGAGCAATTCCCGCACGTCGTCCAATTGGCATGGTCGTTGGGCGATAAGGAAAAAAGTTATATTATCAAACCCGATAATTACGAGATACCCCCGGAAACAACTGCAATTCATGGTATAACAACCGAACGGGCAATTGCCGAGGGCGTGCCGTTTGCCGAGGTTGTGGACGAATTTTTAGCGGATGCCAACGCCGCCCCGCTTGTATGTGCGCACAACATTTACTTTGATAGTTCAATGTTAAAAGCAAACGTTTTGCGCTATTGTGGACGGGAATATTACGACGCACACGTTGAGGACGCATTACATAAGGGCAAACGCATTGATACAATGATGAAAACGATTAAGTTTGTCGGCGCATTGTATTCAAACGGGCGACCGGGAAAATATCCCAAATTAGAGGAATTATATAGTAAGTTATTCCCCGGCGAAACATTCCCGGCGCATGACGCATTAGAGGACATAAGGGCGTTGCGCCGTTGCGTCCCGGAATTGGTTAATTTGGGGATTATTGAGTTAGCGCAAAAGGAATACCCGGCGGAACAACTCAAAGCCCAATTTGAGCCGGAAAAGCCCAAAGGCGGGCGCAATATTGAGTTCCACGACCCCAACCCGGTAACGGAACCAATCGGAACCGGGGAACCCGTCCCGGAACCAACCCCGGAACCGGAACGCTCGGCGGTTCCGTTGAATAGTAAGACACGGGAATTGTTGAACGAAAACGATTTTTGATTATGCACTATAATTGGAATCTTAAAGATACTGTTTTTACTAAAGATAAAGGAAATGTTTTTAGTTGCTTTGCGTGTGGCGGCGGTTCAACAATGGGTTATAAATTAGCGGGGTTTGATGTTATAGGATGCAATGAAATTGATAGTAAATTAATGGATTGTTATATATTAAACCATAAACCCAAATACCATTATTGTGAACCGATACAACAATTTAAGAAAAGAAATGATTTGCCAATTGAATTGTATAATTTGGATATATTAGATGGTTCACCGCCTTGTAGTAGTTTCACAACAAATGGCAACCGTGAGAAAGATTGGGGAAAATCTAAAAAATTTAAAGAGGGACAAGAAGAACAAATATTAGATACGCTTTTTTTTGATTTTATAGATTTGGCAAAAAAATTACAACCTAAAGTTGTTGTTGCTGAAAATGTAAAGGGGTTGTTACAAGGTGCGGCAATAAATTATGTTCGGGAAATATATAACGATTTCAATAAAGCCGGATATTATTGCCAACACTTTTTATTAAATGCTATCAACATGGGGGTTCCGCAAGAAAGAGAAAGAGTATTTTTTATTTGTTTAAGAAAGGATTTATCAGATAAATTTTTATATCAAAAAAATATATTCGATAAAGTACCTTATATTGAAATGAATTTCAAAGAAAAACCAATCGTTTTTTCTCAAATAAAAACAAATGAAATACAATATCCGCTTAATGATACGTTTTTAAAATATTTGAGTTATGCAAAACCAACCGACCCCGATATGCGTAAAGCATCTAAACGAATGAAAGGGAAAGAAAGTTTATTTTCATATCGTTTTATTCATGATGATAAACCAATATGGACATTAACAAGCGAAAAACGATTAATTGTTTTTAAAGAGAAAAGATATTTGAATGATTTAGAAGTTATACGGGGCGGTTCTTTCCCCAACGATTATAATTTTAATGGATGTTCAATTGATTATATTGTTGGTATGAGTGTTCCGCCAATAATGATTGCTAAAATTGCATTACAAATATATGAACAATGGTTATCTAAATTATAAAACCGACGCCGGGCGGGTTCCCGGCAACAAATAATATTACAATATGAGCGAAGAAAAAAAAGCCGCAAACGTTATGTTGATACCAAGCGAAAAGGCGTTTGCATTGTCGAAAGTCAAGACATTAAAGGATGGCGGGTTAGACGTACATTATGAAGTTACCGAAACAATCGGTAATGAGAGTTACACGAACAAATACCACGTTGAGAGCGCAAAGGATATACACCCGGATTTGCGGGATTGTTTCGACCGTTTGCGCCCAATCATGGGACGGATTTTTAATATTACGTCCTTTCTTTCAATGGTTGAAACGTCCGATTTTAAGGCGACTAAAAAGCAAAGCGAGTTATCACGGGATTTTGCCGACGAAATGTTGAAAAACATAGAGGTTCGGGGCGTGTCCTTTTCCGGTCAAGACGATAACGTAGGGGTTGTTTTAACCGGATTGTTTACCGTGTCGAACAATCAAAAAACCGCAATCAATTCGCCCCGCCTTAAATTCAATACTGAAACGTTCGGGTTTGAGGAAGAATTAGAAGAAATTGCCGCCGACATTGAAACCGAGGTTTACGCCTTTCTTTTCAAGGGTAAAAAGGCGCAATTGGAGTTGTTCGGGGCTGATGGCGAACCCGCACCCGGATTGAATGCCGAAAAAATAGAGGACAACGGATTGTTCCCGGATATTAACGACCCGGCGGACGACCCAGAACCGAACGACGAAACGGCGGAAATGTAAGAGTATGGAACCGTATTTGTTGACAGACCGGGACGAATACCAATATTGTATCAATCGGGGGTATAATCCCCTGATTGATATAAAGCATTTTACAATGGATATTCGTTTGAGGGTTGAGATACAACGGGAATTGTTCGGGCATTGTATTACGGGACGGGGCGCAAATATCATGGCGGCAAATGAACGCTTTTTCCGTTGGGTTTGGGAGCATAAGCCACACCGATGCGAGGAATGTTTAAAGCCGTTACGGAATTATTCCGCTATTTATTGTTCGCATATATTGACCCGTGGAGCGTTTCCCGAAATGGCGCATGATGCAAGAAATATAAATATACTATGTTTTGAACATCATTCATGTTGGGAGAATGGGGATAAAACGAAAATGCGTATATATTCCGGCAATATGATAATGATTGAATTAATGAAAAATGAGTATGCAAATTTGGAAAGATATTGAGGGTTACAAAGGACATTATCAAATTTCTAATTATGGCAATGTTCGTTCCTTAAAAAAGGATGCGTTTCTAATGAAAGGCGGATATTTGAAAGGATATAAAATAATTAATTTATGGAAAAATGGAACCGGGAAAATGTTCCGTGTTCATAGATTAGTTGCGGCGGCTTTCATTCCGAACCCGGAAAACAAACCATGTATCGACCATATCGACGGCAACCGAGCCAATAACCATGCAGATAATTTGCGTTGGGTTACGGTTAAAGAAAATCAGAATAACCCAATAACAAAATCTAAATGGATTGGAAAAAAAGCGAACCCGCACCACGAAAAAGCAGTTGAGCAAATAAAAAACGGTATTGTTGTAAATGTGTTTGTTAGCATACAGGAAGCCGCCCGAAAAGGCAATTTTTCGGCAACGGCAATTTGTAAGGTATGTAAAGGGAAAGGAAATTTGCATAAGGGTTATAAATGGAGATATAAAAAATGAGAACCAAAAAGAGGCAACCCGATTACGGGGCAATTTCCCGGTCGTCTGTTAAACGAGATTTTCAAAGGGTACAAAGATACCCCACCGAGGAAAAACGCCCGCAAATCAAAGAATTGCCAAAAATAAACGCCGAACGTCGTGTTATCCATATATCGGACGTAAGCGGTTACGCCAAATTTGCCCGGTACATTGTTGGTAAATTGGTACGACTGAAAGAAAAAGCGAACGTTGGCGGCAATTCGTGGTATTGCGAGTTTGTACATGACGACGACCGGAAAGCCTTAAATATGGCGGCGGGTTGGTCTGATAATAAGAAAATGTATTTATTCGATGGCGTAAAATTCAAATAGTTATGAGTGTAAACAAAGTTATTTTATTGGGGCATACAGGAAAAGCCCCGGATTTTAAGGAGTTCGACAACGGCGGTTGCGTTGCGACCTTTTCGTTGGCAACAACTAAACGAGGGTTTACGACAAAGGACGGGCGACAAATCCCGGAGCGTACCGAGTGGCACAACATTGTATTGCAAAATGGGTTGGCAAAGGTTGCCAATCAGTACGTTAAAAAGGGCGATAAACTTTATATTGAGGGGGAATTAAGAACCCGGAGTTATGACGATGCGCAAGGCGTGAAACGATATATTACCGAAATTGTTGCAACCGATATGGAAATGTTGACGCCCAAAGGAACCGGAGCCGGAACGCAAGCCCCGCCCCCGCCCGTACCGGATGCACCCGCCCCCGACGGAGCCGACGATTTACCGTTTTAATCTGTTTGAGTATGGGAGCGATAAACGGACGGGTTATTTACAGCCCAAAAGGAAAAGCCGGGGAATATGCCGAGAACGCCGCCAATTTTTACGTTGGTTGTTCCAACGGATGCACGTATTGTTATTTGCGCAAAGGGTGGGGTGCAAAAGTGTTGGGCGGCAATACCCCGGAATTGAAAAAGGCATTACGGGAATATCCATACGCATTGGATATATTTACGAATGAGTTGTTGAAGCATAAGGACGAATTGCAAAAAACGGGGTTGTTCTTTTCGGTCACGACCGACCCGTTATTGCCGGAAACGCAAAGGTTGACCCGCCAAGCAATCGGCGTTTGTCAACGCCACGGCGTCCCGATAAAGGTATTGAGTAAATGCGCCGAGGGTATCAATATTTTAATCGACTTTGCCGAGGCGTCCGAGGGTTGGGACAAATCCCGTATTGCCATTGGTTCTACGTTGACCGGATGCGACGAATTGGAACCCAAAGCAAGCCCAAACCGGATGCGTATAAACGCATTGGCACGGGCAAAACGCCACGGGTTCCGTACCTTTGCAAGCGTTGAACCAATCCCCGTGGGAATGTTTGAGCGGGCATTTTCTGTAATTGCTTTGTCGTACTCCTTTGTTGACTTGTTTAAGATAGGATTACAAAGCGGTTGCAGATATACAAAGCGGGAAACATTGACGTTTTACAACGACGTGTTCGACTATTGTGAGGCGCACCCGGGCAAAACACCCCGGATATATTGGAAAGATAGTTTTGTAAGAGCGTCCGGGATTGACCGGGAAACATTGCCCGGTTATTGTGTCCCGGCAAATTGGGATTTGTTCAATGAAAAGAAATGAAATAAGGGTTGAAGTTCCCGCCGATTGTCGATTAGTTGGCGTAAGGACGGACGGCGATGTTGCCGTTATCATTTACGAACCAATTCAAAGCGTCCGGCAAATTGGATTTATCCATTACCCGGAACCAAACGACGAAAACGAGGACGAACCCGATAATAAAAAATGATTATGCAGTATAATAACAAAGATTATAAGCCGAAATTGCACGACCGTTGGCGTGCATTAACAGTTAAAAACCCGTATGCAACGCAGTTGGTAACGGCGGCGTATGAGGACAACGGAATTGTTTACGGAGAAAAATGTATTGAGGTACGCAGCAAAAACACGCCGTACCGGGGCGATTTAATGGTTTGTTCGTCTGCTAATCCCGTAATTGCGGGATATGAAAGCGGCGTTACTTTGGGATTGGTTGAATTGTACGACGTTAAGCCCGTCGCCGATTTTACCCCGGAAGATTGGGAGAATACCCGCATACCGCCCGAAAAACGTAAGTCAATAACAAAGGGGTTCGGTTGGATGATGCGGAACCCCCGCCGGGTTGTTGAGTTTCCAATTAAGGGGCAATTGGGTATTTACAATTTAGTGTACACAAAGGGAGTAATAACCGAATACCCACGGGCGTTGGTAGTTGACAAAGAGAGTTACGAATTACTAAACAGAAAAGGCAATGAGTAAAAAGCAAATTGGAATTATCCCGAACAATGGCGACGTTCATACGGCGCAAATTGGGGTTCATATCGGACGGGTTGGCGTTTGCGTGTACGTCCGGGAGTATTGGAAATATAAGAGTTGGTTTATTGTTCCCGGCGTGTCCGTGGATGCGGTCAACGGTTACGACCGTTACGTTGACATTGAGGCGAAAATATTGTTTGTCGGCATTGGCATACGGTTTATATGGATTAAAAGAAAGGTAAAACGATGAAAGCAAAGATTTTATTGTTATCTTTGGCAACGCTTTTGTTGGGGGCGTGTCAAAGCGAGAACGAACCAACGGAAACATTTTATTTACTACAAAAATCCGAGAGCATGGAAGAAAGAAACGAGTTTGTAACGAATACCACGGCGGCAATGATACAGATAAACGTCCCCCGGTATAATTGTGAGATTGTCGAAACCGCATTAGCGGGTGGCGATAGGGTACGAATTTGCGTAAAAGGCGCAAAGGAAGATTTGGACGCATTGTTTGACTATGTAAACGAAGCGGGCAAAGAATGAGAGTAAAGCAACCCGAACCGTTCGACCCAAATAGAGAATACAGCCCCGGCGAACGTTGCGTTTACCGGGGTATGGTATTGATTGCTGAGAAATGGACGGCGGCGGATGCACGATTAGCCAACAACAACCCCGCAATATTTACGCAACGTTGCGTTCGATGCAAAATTAAAAGGGAAGATTGCCCCGGAATTGGTAGGCAATGCGATAAATTCCATAGGAGCGACCGGAAAACGATTTATTGGCGTTTGTTGCGTATCGTCGGGGGATTTAAGGGCGTCGAAACATTGGAATTTAATTATAACGGAACAATTGCCGGGGTTAAGGTTAAAGCCGCCCCGGATAGTAATAACAAATAAATTTTTAGAGCGATGAACAAACAAGTATTAAGCCCCTTTGATTGCGATATGTGCGCAATGATTGAGGACATTACAAAGCAAGAAATTGAGGTTACAGCGTCCGACACCTCAATACGTTTAAGTTGGGCGCAAAATGGAAGCGAGGGAAACGATAAAGCCGAGGGGCAAAGGATTGAGGCGTTAAAACAGGCAATCCGGGGACGATTGGGCGACCGCTTTATTGAGTTCTTTTATGACGATGGGAGGCAATCGGTTTATATGAAGTACGACCCGGAGGAATACCCGGAGGAAATGCGCACCCGATTAAGCGACCCGGACGCCACGGCGGGAACCCGGTATTGTCGCACCTTGTTAGAGGTTGACGCAATCCAATTTCGCCGGGACAACGTGAACGACGTTTTGAGATTTACCGGAGGCGGAACGGTTACGACGCCCCGCACCCCGGACGGCAAAGCAATGTTTTCTTTTCCCGATGGCAACGGCATATTCGTTGACGTGCCGGAAAGTTGGTACATTATCCGGGAATTGAACGGACGATTTACCGCCCGCCCGGAACGGGATTTTAAACGAGAATTTGAACCTAAAAACAATCCCGTCGAAAATACCCAAAAGAAACCCACAAACAAAGGATGCGGCGATTGTGCCAATTTCACGAATGAGGACGTAAACGGTAACGGATATTGCGAGGCGTTCAAATCTGAACAATCATGCGGAACGTGTCGTTGCCAAGAATATAAACCTAAAAATTAAAGAGCGATGATTAACAAAGAACAATTTATTAATGAGATTGCCGAGGTGGTAAACCGTAATTCAATGGAAAAGGCGTTTAATGATACCCCGGATTTTATTTTAGCCCGCATTGCGGTTGAAGCAATGGAAATGTTTACACGTGCAAGCGCACACCGGGACGATTACCACGGATTTAGAACGGCGAACGACCGGAAATATAAAGCGATTTGCGAAAGCGAAAAGAAAGCAAAGCCCGTAAATACTTGTAAGGGTTGCCCGCTTATCGACGTTTGCCCCGCCGTCCAAATGGAAAAGCAACCGGAACGTAAAAGGGAGTACAAGAAACCGGAGGCGCACAACGTCCCAAAAGAAGTGGAAGCAATGGCGGCGTTCTTTGCTGATATGTTCCCCGGTTCCGAAATACAAATCCAACGGGTCGATTTGAAAAAGAACCCCCGGAACAAATGCCGGGCAAAGAATAAACGGAAAGGAGGGCGACGCAATGAAAAATAAATGTTCGTCGGAAATTCCCAATATGCCGACCGGATGCGCCCCGGATAATCGGACACCCCAAAAGATATGCGGGACGTGTCGTTATTTTAACCCGGAATATCCGATAAACGGGAAACCCCGCCCGGTATGTTTAGCGTTGAAAGAAACCAAAGACGGGCATACGTATAAAATCACATTAGGAGTTGAACCGCATTTTCATTGCTCAAACGGAAAGTATGAAAATGGAATAGGACGATAGAGCAATAGCCCCGGAAACAAAGCCGGGGTTTTGCCGTTTATATGTGAGAGAGAACAAACGATTGGCAATGCGGCGAAAAAGCCGTAAATTTGCCCCGTGGTTAAAAGATAACCACCGAGATATAGAAAGTATTGAATAAGACAATAAAGCCTCTTAAAATGAAAATTCCGTGCAAATAACTTGCAAAAGGGCCAGCAACGTTTTAAGGAGGTAAACAGGGGAAAGGATAAAGCCCGGAACAAAAGAACAAAGGCAAAGGAGCCGATAAGGAGCCAACCAAAGGACGAAAAGGCGTAAAAGGCAGATTTTGACCCCTGTTTGACATTAAAAGAGGTTAGACGATGAAAAAGAGAAAGAAGCCATTAGGCTACAACAAACGTTCCGAGGAACAACGAATTTATGACATTCGGTTTTGCGCCGACTTGTTTTTGCGTGGTTATTCGTATCGAGAAATTGCCGACGCATTGAACCGGGATTTGTCCGCCCGTGGCGTTGGTTATACGATTTCGTTTCAAATGGTTTATTACGATTTGCAACAATGCCTTATCGAATGGAAGCGGGAACGGTTGGAAACAATCGACGAATATGTTACGCAGGAATTGCGCAAGTTGGATAAAATGGAGCAACAAGCGTGGGAGGCGTGGGAGGTATCCAAAACCGGAAAGCAGCGCACCAAAGAGAAAACCAACCGGGGGCGTCCTATCAAAACGGATGCGACCGACGGCGACCCGGAATATTACGGGTATGACGAAACGACCGTTGAAACGTCGGCGGGCAATCCCCGGTTTTTGGATTTGCTTTTGAACATTCAGCAACGCCGGGCAAAGATGTTAGGGTTTGACGCCCCGGTTAAAATTGAGATACCCGGATATAACGCCACGACCGACGACGACAAACCAAAGTACGACGTTAAGGCAATCCCGGACGATATGTTGTTTGCGGTTGCTGACAAATTGCAATCCGCCGAATTTCAAAAGGCATTAGCCGAGAAAGGAGGGGCGCAATAATGGCAAAGAGAACAACCGCACCCCGTCCCGGAACAATCCAACCCGAATGGACTAAACACATTTGCGACGATTGCGGGCATGGTAGTTGGGTAAATTCGCATAGCAATTTAGATTGGCAAGGGAAACCGATTTGTCTAACGTGTCCGTTTGAGAAATGGCACATTATCCGGGGGCGTAAAGCGTGCGCCAATTGGACGCAAAGAAAGGAGGCAAAGCAATGAACAACGAACAATTATTGCAGATGTACGACGCAATCCGGCAACAACCGGATTTGCTTGTTAAAGCCGCCGCCCGTAAACGCCTTATCAACTTTGCCCGGTATATGCAACCGGATTTAGTATTAGAGCCGTTCCACGTCGTTTATTATACGTTGTTGGATATGTTCGCACACGGCAAAATACGAAAGATGATTGTACAACAACCGCCCCAACATGGCAAATCGGAGGGGTCGAGCCGTAAATTACCCGCATTTATGTTGGGGTTAGACCCCGACCGCAAAATATGTATCGGTTCGTATGCGGCGACAATCGCACGGGATTTTAACCGGGACGTTCAACGAATAATCGACACGCCCCGGTATCGTGAATTATTCCCCGGCACGTACTTAAATGGGTCAAACGTCGTAACAATGGCTAATACCTATTTGCGCAATTCCGATGTTATCGAAATGGTAGGGCGTAAGGGGTCGTTGCGTGTCGTCGGTCGTGGCGGTTCGCTGACGTCTAAAACCGTGGACGTTTCGATATTGGACGACGTGTATAAGGATTACGCCGAGGGTAACAGCCCGATAGTGCGGGCGGCGGCGTGGAAATGGTACACGACCGTTGTACGCACCCGTTTACACAACGATTCGCAGGAATTAATAGTATTTACCCGATGGCACGACGACGATTTGATAGGACGAATTGAAAAGAGCGGGGAAACGATTATAGATGTTAAGTGTTGGGCGGATTTGGAAAACATAACGCCGGGGGTGTGGGTGCGTATAAACTTTGAGGGATTGAAAACCGGGGAACCGACCGAAATAGACCCCCGCCCGGTTGGGGCTGCATTATGGGAAGGGCGGCATAGCCGTATGAAATTGGAAGCGCAAAAGGCATTAGACCCGGTACAATTTCAATGCCTCTATCAAGGCAACCCCGGTTCCGCCGAGGGGCGATTATATCAGCCGTTCAAAACATGGGTCGAAAAATCCGATTACGGCACGTACATACGTTCCGGCGCATACATTGACGTTGCCGATGAGGGCGACGACCTTTTGTTTGGTGCAACGTATGACGTCTATAAATCCGACAACATGGTTTTCAACGAAAAGACAAAACGGATGGAACCGTTATTATTCGCCCTAATTACCGATATGGAAATGACGGACGAAAACACGGACGTAACAACCGTAACCGTCCCGGCGATGATAAACCGCAACGGCACGCAAAAAGCATGGGTTGAGAGTAACAACGGCGGGGCGGGTTTTGAAAAGGTTATCAAAAAGAAAGTCCGGGCGATTACAGACCCGTTTTATCAAGGGGGTAACAAGGAAAGCCGGATAATCACTAATTCCGCAATGGTAAACCAACATATAATTATGCCGTTCGGATGGGAAACCCGGTATAAAGCCGTTTACGACCATGTTACAACCTTTTTGCGTAATTTCGATGCGAACACGCACGACGACCCGGAGGACGGATTAACCGGGATTTACGAAAAAGAAATTGCCGACGGTAATATACAGCCATACGCACACGCAAACCGAGGCGTAAAACGTCGCAATTAGCATTATTTTTGAGATATGCAAGATTGTAACCGAAAAAGTTTATAACTTTGTAGCGAAAACAAAGGGCAAAGGGACAGCCCGGAGATAGTAAATAATAGTTTTAACGTTAAAAATTGAATTTATGATTACTTGTAAGTGTCCGGCGGCGGCTTCATTGCCCGATATTCCCGCCGTAAAATGCGCCGAAAGTTTCGGGCAAATCCAAAAGGTAGCGTTTCAACGTCTAACCAAAGACGATGGAAGCAAAAACAGTTTTACCACGGAAAAGGCAATTACTTTGCTTGCATCATGGACGCCGTTATTGTCGGCGGCTGATAGCACAAAAATTGTTGTTTCCCCGTATATCCAAGCCCCGACCAACGAAGCCGGAGCCGCCCGAACCTTTGGAGGCGGTAACGAAACATTGGGAGGCGTTGAGGAAATTATAGGGCGTGAACCGAACCCGTTCACGGGCGTAATGCGTAAAATCCCCCAATCAGTAATTAAGGCAATGAAAGAATTGCAATGCGAAAGTTGGGCGGACAATTTGGGCGTTTATCTGTTTGACGAAAACGGAAGTATTGAAGCTATTCAAGACGAAAAGACCCCGACAACGTATTATCCTATTCCTATTCGTTCGTTATTCATTGGCGACAAAACACACGGCGGATTGGAAGCCCCGGACAGCAACGCAATACAATGGGCGTTTTTGCCGAACTATTCGGATGACCTCACAATTGTAACCCCGGATTTCAACCCGCTAACCGATTTGAAACCCGCAAACGGTTGACGATATGGCGGCAAAGGTTACAAAGGTTAAATTAATTTGTCCGCCGCATGGTTTAACCGATGAATTTGAGATTAAGCACGCCGAAAGGTTGTTGCGGATGCCAAACAACGGCGGTTGGCAGTTACCCAAAGACAGCGATTTTAAATTTACCAACGACAATGGGATTGAGTATAAACGAAATAAAAAAGCGGATAACGGAGCCGAAAAAGCGCAAAACGATAAATAAGGCTATTTATCACCAACAGCGCATTAATTTTCACGCCCGCACCCGTATAACGTCGTTTGACATTTGCCAACCGATAACGGATTTTATGGCATTTGTTTCTAACCTATTGCCGCATGATAAGTTTAAGATGTTCAAAACATTGTTCCGTTACCCCGTTAAGACAAACGAGGTAACGGGCGTTTGTTTTGATAAGTTGAGCCGGATTTTTGACGGTCGTAACCCGGCGTTCAATTATCAGTTCCAAAACCCGGAACAAAGGGACGATTGGGAATATTACCGCCAAGACGTATTACACGAACCGGAAATTTGGAGTACAAAAGGATGGGAGTTTTTCCAAACCGAAATAAATAGCGTTCTAATTGTCGATATGCCGAGCGAACAAAACCCCGCCGACAAATACCCGCAACCGTATTTCTATTGGTTGCCTATTGCATCCGT